GAAAGGAACAACCGGGGCAACTGGAAATACAGGACCTTATGGCAAATATGTAATTTCTGCTATAGGTGTAACTAGTGGAATAATATTAACTTTCTCCGATGGAACTACAAGCGGAATAACCGCAACCCTAAAGGGGGTTACTGGTTATGGAAATACAGAAACTCCAGAATCAGTAGGAGAAGGCATATCAATAGTTGGTTCTTCCTCCGAAGGTCAACTGAATATAAAAGGCATAAGTGCCATTGGATCGTTAGCAATAACGGTTGATGATAGTAATTTAAAGATAGACACAATATACAAAACCACCGTAGGAAATCTTTATTCCCTTGGTCTATCCGCAGATACTTTAATGTATCTAAAAGGATCCAATCTGGCATCAAGTACCAGAGTAAAATTGGATGGTACTGGAAATATGAACTTCCAGAACCAATTCTTTTTGAATGATTCTGCGTACATAAAACAAGTTGGACCTGTAAAGAAAAATCAATATGTTGGCATCACCGGAGCCTTAGAAAACTTTACTATAGGAACCACGGGCGGAATCTATATTGATTTGGAGAATGGCGGTTTATATCTGGTAAAGACTCCAATCGGTATTGCGGGATTTACGGGTTCATTCAAACAAAATGAAATTCTAAATGCAACATTAATAGTAGAATCAGATGAGATATGGAAGTTCCCCGAAAATGTATACTTCAGTGAAAACGAAAACTACTTTACATGCGGCAAAAGCATAGTCAATATATTCACATTTGATGCAGGAAACAATTGGTATGCTACGGTTTCTCAGCGTGGGTTGGATGTAGAATTCCTGAATGCATGTAAGTCCTCCTTTGGTAAAGGATCTTGCTGCTACACAAAATACCCAGAGAACACAAAGAACTGCGTTGAGTATGTAACAAAAGATGAATGTCAATTGTTGAGTGGTGAATTTACCCCGCTTTCTTCATGCAGTCAGACTTGTGCTCAAGGTGGTATTTGTTGCACAAATGGCCAATGTTTGGCAAGCGTAGATGTCGAAGAATGCACATTCTTTGGTGGTAGATTCTATTCGAACATAGATTGCTCAACATATCCAAACAATCCAGTTGGGCCTAACTATGGATATCCAATAGAAGCAGGAAGATTATGCTTTGATGCATGTGAAACTGAAAAGTTGGCCTGCTGTAAAGATGGAAATTGCATAGGCGATGATCTCTCAAGAATACAATGTGAATTAATACTTGGTGGTAAGTCATTCACAGGCGGCGATTGCTCTACTATAAATTGTTGCGAGAATAATATAGGTGCTGGTGCTTGTTGTGTATGTAACAACAGTGCAGGAAAATCGGTTGAGTGTAAAGATGGACTAACAAAATCAGAATGCACAAAATACGCAAAGTCAATTAATTCCACATATACAGGAATATTCATGGGCGAAGGAGAACGCTGTGAGAATTTAAATTGCGATTGTTCTTGTGCTAATATTCCACCAGAAGATCCAAATGTACCCTGCTGCAAAACTGATGGAAGTTGCGTTGATGTTGCTCGCTCTCAATGCATAGCATTGGGTGGAATTCCCGGTCAAGCAGGAGATGTCTGTACAGACACAGAATGTGAACAAAGAAAAGGTGCTTGCTGTATTGGGACTACATGTACCACAAAAACATATGCAGAATGTTCTAGTGCCGGTGGTGTGTATAAAGGTGATGGCGTAATATGTGGTTCTACTACATGTCAAGGTGATACAGGAGGTACTGGTGGGACTGGCGGAACGGGTGGGACTGGTGGGACTGGAGAAACAGGCGACACCGATAATGGAGATGGAGATCCCAGTAATCCTTCAGGCCCGGATTCAGGACCTGGAACGGAAACTGGAGGCGAAGACGGAGGCACACAGACGGGTGGTGGGCCGGGCACAGGACCAGGAGGAGGTGCAGGTCCTGGCGAAACAGGACCACCCAAAAATATATGTCCAAGTTGCAACTATACTGGTTGGGGCGGAGATATCATCAAGGATGAACCACTTGATGGTGGTGCTACTGGTGGTGATGTTACCGATTTAAATAACTATACAAATAGATGCTGCTATCGACATAAAAATCCGTATCACTTTGAAAACGGTAAATATGTTTCACCGTGTGCAGATGATAAACATATTCCTCAATGGAAAAAACAACAGCCAGGCGGAGGACCATCATCTGGTAATCAACCAGGCCAAGACGAAGGCGCACAATTTGCTAGAATGCCAAATTGCGGAGATAGCAATAAAGGTTGTCCAGATTTTAGTAATGTTCTTTGTCGCATGGATTGCTATGAAGAGATAATGAAATTCTTCGTTTGCTGTAAGATTAAGAAAGCTTTTGAAAGCGGGACCCCACAAGAAAAAGAAGCATTATGTCCGGGATACGGGGGTTGTCCGTTTAGTGACAGCGCGAACGGCGGCGATTGTTCAAAGATATTGACTGATGCTGAAACAAACTTGACATGTGGATTTAATTTTGGTTCCGATCCGTGTAAATTTGCAGAAAACCTACCAGACAATTTTATTGATATTTTTAAAGGCAAAAATAGCAATGTAAAAACTGAATGCTGGTGTCCTCAAAAAGTAATGGGTAAAATATGTGGCCCGGTTCCATGTGCATTATATGGCGACCCACCATGCAAAGGTTTAAATAATCCAAATACACAAAAAGACCTTGGACCATCTCACAATAAAACACCAGGCGGTGGTGGCGATGGTACAGATTGGGAATTAGGATCAAATGGGCCCCAATGTAAGGGTGGAAACAAAAACGGTGAAGGCGGAGGAAAAGGCCAAGGAAGCGGCAATGGTAATATTGATTATGGTAAATGCTGCGGCAATCCAGATAATGGTGGAGTCATAAACGCCGACGATAAGAAAGCAGACGAAAACAATACAGGATACTGCCTTGCAAATGGTATTTGTGGAATGTTCTGTCAGGGGGATACTGTTTGTATGTTTATGAAAGATCCCTGCTATAACCAGTATATAAAAGACTGGGACAAAACGAAACCCGGAGGTAACGACGACGAAACTCAAACGCCAGTATCGTATCCAAGTCCCGGTACTTCAGATCGCCCAGAAGAATCACCACCAGTATGGCATGTAACTGGATGTCCAAAATGTGCTCCGGGTGGATGGACAAAGGAGGCAAGTTATCCCGATTGGAGCATTTATAACCCAAATTCTCCAGGCAAAGGTGTTCCTACCATCTATATGCCGGGAAGAATGACAATATCTTGTAATGGAGAGTTTGGTTCCCCTGTACCACCAACAACCTCATCTCCATTTACTACAGTCCATACACCAATAACATTTGTAAAAATATATAATAGCGACGAAACTTATGATTGTGTTCCTATAGTTACAGAAACAGATATGTCATCATATGAACTTTGCTGATATAGATACTTTATACCATGTATAGTAGCTCAATTTCCACGATCAAGATGCTAGGCCCGGATGGCCCCACTGGTCCTATAGGGCCAAGGGGTGCTACTGGTGCAACCGGAACAACTGGTGCTACTGGTGCAACAGGTACATATGGCAGATATGTTATTTCTGTTCAAGGAATAACAACTGGTGCAATAATAACATTCTCCGATGGAGCGACTTCTGAAATAACAGGAGTATTTCGCGGAACAACAGGATACGGAAATACACAAACACCAGAGTCTGTAGGCGAAGGTATTTCGATATTAGGTTCCTCTTCTGAGGGTCAATTAAATATAAAAGGATTAAGTGCTGTTGGATCGTTGGTCATAACAACCGACAATAATAATCTTTTAATAGACACCGCCTATAAAACAACCGTAGGAAATTTGTACTCGCTTGGATTGTCCGCAGATACTTTAATGTATCTGAAGGGATCAAATCTGGCATCCAGTACGCGAGTCAAACTAGACGGTACTGGAAATATGAACTTTCAGAACCAATTCTTTTTGAATGATTCTGCTTATACAAAAAGAGTAGGCCCAGTTAAAAAGAATCAATATGTTGGTGTCAAGGGAGAACTAGAAAATTTTACCACAGGAACAACTGGTGGAATTTATGTAGATCTGGAGAATGGTGGATTTTACATTCTACAAACACCAATTGGTATTGCCGGATTTACTGGATCATTCAAACAAAATGAAATTGTAACCGCAACCGTTCTATTTACTTCTGATGATATCTGGAAGTTCCCAGAAAATGTTTATTTTGAAGAAAATCAGAATTACTTTACATGCGGTAAAAGCATAGTCAATCTATTTTCTTTTGACGCAGGAAACAATTGGTATGCAGTAGTTTCTCAAAGAGGAATAGATTTAAAATATGAAAATAGAGATACATTTGCACAGATCGAATCTTGCGTCCCTGCACTTTCAACCGGATCGTGCTGCTACACTAAATATCCAGAAAATACATTAACTTGTTTAGATTATTCCACAAAAGATCAATGTGATCTATTGAGCGGCAAATTCTCTCCACTCGTTTCTTGTGCAGAATCATGTGATGCTGCATTTGGATTGTGTTGCTCAAATGGCCAATGCATAGAAAATGTAAATGCAGATGAGTGCTATTTCTTTGGTGGGAATTTTTATTCTGGTATTAACTGTGGAACATATCCAAACAATTCTAGTGGAAAAAATTACGAAAGCGTTATAACAGAAGGTCGTTTGTGCTTTGACCCATGTGAAACTGAAAAATTGTCATGCTGTAAAGATGGAAAATGCATAGGTGATCAACTTTCCAGAATACAATGTGAGTTGATTTTGGGCGGTAGATCATTTACAGGCGGAGATTGTTCTACTACAAATTGCTGCGAGAAGAATATAGGAAGAGGTGCTTGCTGTGCGTGTGCTGCTAAAGATCTTCTTTGCTTTGATGATTTGACTCCAGCAGAATGCAAAAGTGCCGAATATGATGGCATTTTTATGGGTGAGGAAGAACGATGTGAGAATGTAAATTGCAGATGTGTCGGTGGCATAGACACCCCTCCAGTAAACAATCCTCCGGTTTTTGATTTAGTATTAACGACACCAACTGTGTTGCCAAATGGAACTGCAACCATTAATATTCTAAATGCATCTGATCCAGAAAATAATGCACTTACATATAGAATTATAGTAAATAGATTACAACCTTCTACTACGGAGGTATATAGAACTGAATATGTTTCTTTACAAAATCTACAACTTACTTCATATACTACAGAAGCATTAGCGCAATTTGGTACAGAAACTACAAGTTATGAAATAATAGTTTCAGTTAAAGATACAGGAAATAATGTAACAACAAAATCGGTATCTTTAACCATACAAACACAAAATCCAGTTATTGAATCCTTAACAGAATTCCCAGATGTAATAATACTACAATCTTTACCAACCACAATTGAAAGAACAATTACCGCCGTTGCATATGATCCTGATGGTGGTAATGTAACATATCAATTTGAAGTAATAACCAATACTGGTAATTCTCAAACAACCATAACAACTCTTACGGAGTCCTCTGTTAAATTTTCTGTAAATGTTCCGGCAACTGAAGTAAATTCTTTCTTTATTACAGTAAAATGCACAGTAACTGATGATGAAGGTCAGACTTCAACAAGAAATACTGTTCTTGCTTTTACAAGAGATTTATTACCAACATTTACATTAACAGTAACCCCCGCATCGGGAAATGTTGGAACTTCATTTACAGCAAAATCTGCAATAGATGAAAATCAAGGAAATATAAAATTTAAGTGGGATACAATTTACCCAGATTTGACTATAACATCAACTGAATATGAAGATGCATTTTCGCCTCAAAACGGTGTTATTAATATTCTAAAAATCATACCATCTACTATGGTTGGGGTTCATAAAGCAAGATTTACTTTACAACAAGAACCATTTGATTCCTTTAATATAGTTACAAAAGAAGTATCATTCATAGTAACAAATAATAATCCAGTAATTACATCTCAAACACCAGATGAAACAATTACTTTAAATGCAACACAACCAGTAAATATTACAAGAACTCTCAGTATAACTGCAACTGATGATGAAACTTTATCATATAATTGGACGGTTATTTCGGGTACAGCAAATTCAATAACTAATCCAACTACTTCATCTATAACAGTAAATCTGACAAATACGGGTACATATCAATTCAGATGCACGGTTACGGATCCATCTGGAGCAACAGCACAGGCAACAATTTCGATTATAATAAATCGTAGTGGTGCGCCAATAATCACAACAATAAGTTCAGATTTTAATGTAAATCCAGATACTACATTTAATGTATATGCGAGTGGAATATCTGATCCAGAAAACGATGCACTTGAATTCAAATGGGTTCTTACCAGAGACACAGTAAATGGTACTATAGATGCACAGACCTCATATGGTGCATTGACATCAACTACTTCATCATTTGCAGTGTCTGGAGGTAAACCGGGTGGATTGACAGATAAAATATATTATGCGACACTCTATGTCAGAGATTCTGTTGGTAATGTAACAACAAAGAGTACAAAAATAACTGTTGTATCACAAATACCAACAATATCTGCATCATATTCTCCTGCAATTCCTGGATCAATATATCGATTTAGTAATGATGGAATAAATTTAAGATCTAATTTTGTATTGGGATGCAATTTGAGTGCGATAGATCCAGATGGTGGTTCAATTGTTTCATATTCCACATCATGTAGTCCATCCACCGGAGTGACTATTACAAATAGTACTTCTTCTACACCTCAATTGACATTTTCAAAATTAGGAACATATACACTTTCATTTTATTCAGTAGATAATGAAGGACAACAAAGTACAGTTCTAAATAAAACTTTACAAATTGCCAGAAATCAATTACCAGTAATTGATACTACACAAACGCAAACATCTATATCTGCCAGTTGTTCTGAACTTAACAACGGAAAAAGTATTACAGTTAAAGCAACTATAACAGATGATTTAAGTCCATTAAATGAATTATCAACAGCAATAGAGTTCAGTCCTGACTTATCTACAGAAGGCACCGATGCTCAACTTGTTTCTACTAGTACTCAAAACAATACAATAACTTCAATTTTTACTATTACTGCTGCTGGTACTTATGCATTTTTGGTATCAGCAACCGAACAGGGTTCTGTAGGTACTTCAGATAATGGTCTTTTACAATCTACTGTACAGTATGTGTATGTTAATATAACACAAGCAACCAATAATCCACCAGTAATAACAAATCCTACTACTATAAATTTTTCAAATCCGCTTCCTGCAACTATAGGACCATTTATTTTCAGTGCAGCAGATTCTGACGGCATATTAAATATGACATTTGTTCTTGGATCTATAGAACCAGTTGGATATTTTACTCGTGGTAGTACTGTTTTTAATTCAACAAATAATACTTTTAGTATTTCCCTAAATAAAGTTACATCTAGAACTGCTGATGAGTTTGTAAATGTAACAAATGGATTTTCTTTTAAAGTCAGAGCAACTGATACATGTGGCGCATTTACTGACAACACATATAGATTTTATGTTGTCAATACTGGTCCAACAGTCCAAATAACATCGCCATCCAATCCAACATCATTAACATTACCAATAACACCACAAGTAATAACAGCAGTTGCAACGGATCCAGATCAATCAACATTTACATATAATTGGAGTTTGAGCGGCCCGAGCACGACATATACATTTACTCCAAATAATTCTACAAGCGGAACAACGACTCTTTCAGGATTGAATAAAGGAGGAGCACATCTTGTTACTGTTTCAGTAACAGACAACTCGGGTTCAACATCAACCAGTACATTGACATTAAATGTAACTGATCCAAATCCAGATGCAAAGGCAGGAGATAATCAAACATACACATATGCAGCAAATACTTCTTGGCCAAAAACATTCACTTTAACTGGTACAGGGACAGATCAATCTGGTGGTTCTATTTCTGCATATTCTTGGAGAATAATCACAAATCCCGGAAATGCTGCATCTTTAGTTTCTCCTTCTTCTTCGACTACAGCAGTTAATATTAGCACATTTGGAACATATACCTTTGGACTAATAGTAACTGACAATAACGGAAATATTTCTTCAGAAGCCACAGTTGAAATTAAATTAATATCTGATGCTCCTCCAACAGTAACACTTAATACTTCTAGCAATAATATAACACTACCGACTAATAGTGTTACATTAACAGCAACAACATCTTCCGATGTTACTTCACTTGATATTGTCGAAACCAATAGTTATAGTGGATATACAGTAACACCAGGTTTAAATGGGCCGACAACATGGACAAGAACAATAACTGGATTAATTCCAAATACAAATGGAACCCCAAGAACATATTCCTTTGTTGCAAAAGCATATGATGATGTATATCAAAATGTAACTTCTAATTCAGTGAATGTTCTTGTTAATAATCAAGCTCCAACCGCAGTAGTTTATGTACCGGGATTGGCCGGATTTATTTACGAGGTCGTATTTAATAATTCATATATTTTTGGCATTACTGGTTTTGCAAATGACCCGGATGGAGGTTTTTTAGTATCGCCCACATTTACCTGCGATGCAGTTCCTTCTACTTATAGCGGGACTGTATCGTTTACCAATCCAACAATAGTAGAAACAAGCAGTGCAGGAACAACATACAGTTCAACCTGTACTATGAGCCCAAGATTGCAGCCTACATCTATACAAGGATATACTTTTTCTTTCAGAATAACAGATGATGAAGGACAAACGGTAACATCTCCACAGAAACAATTTAAATTTAGTAATAGTAATCCAGCATTATCTTTTACTACAAAATCATTGGTTCAAAATTTTGATGGAGCTCCAACATCATTTAATACGAGTGCATATGGCGTAAGTGCAACTGATACCAATTCACCACAAGGTCCTCTTACTTATACTTGGGCAAATACTTCATACCCTGTAGGTGCAAACCCACCAAATATAGTAAGTGCATCAACAACTAATGGATTAACCGATATTTATTTTACAGAACCCCAACTAGGTGGTACATATCAATTTAGAGTGCAAGTAGTAGATCCTGATGGATCATCTGTTATATCTAGCGAATATACAATAAAAAGAAATGCAGCACCTACTGCAACAATAACGACTCCCGCGATTGACGGAACATCTATAACATTACCAATAAACACAGTTTCATTGGTTTCTTCTGCATCTGATTCTGATGGATTTATTTCTACATACGCTTGGACAATAACAGCAAAACCAGTAGGAAGTACTGCATCATTGAGTAGTACTAGTATTTCTAATCCAATTTTGACCGTAGATCTTGCAGGGAGTTATACAGTACAATTAATAGTAACTGACAATAACGGAAGACAATCAACGCCAGTTACAAGACAAATAACAGTAAACGCAAATCCAGCACCAATAATTAGTAGTTTTATAGCAACAACTCCCGTAACTATATCTGTAGATAATCAAGACGCATCTACTACATTAACCGTATCTGCATCTGATCCAAATTCTCAAGCATTAACTTATACTTTTAGTCAAACTTTACCGGCCACACCATTAGCAACAATAGTTCCCGGATCTGGTAGCAGTAGTAATATAGCAACAGTTTCTGGAATGACTGTTCCTTCTTCTTCATCTTCTACACCATCAAGTAGAACATATACATTCAAAGTAGATGTTTCTGATGGTACAAATACTGCAACAAAAACAACAGATGTTGTAGTGAATAGTTTATCTCCTACAATTACTAATCTTAATAATGTTACTGCTACTTATACAGGTTCTAGTCAATTAATAACAATTGGAAGCGGTGCAAGTGTTGCTGATCCAGATGGAGGATCAGTAACAACGCAATGGAGTTATGTTAGTGGTCCTGGGGGTACGCCAACAATAAATTCTTCAACTAGTTTAAGTACAACTGTTACCGGATTTACTGTAGCAGGAATATATACATTTAGACTAAGAGTAACTGACAATGAAGGAACATATACAGAAAAAGATATAAATGTTACTCTAAACGCAGCAGCAACTCCAACTGTTGCCTTTACATCAACTGTTCCGGTTGTTGTTGCAAACGGAACGACATCATACACTGGGTTTGGTGTTAAAATAACAAATGCTTCAATTTCGGGTCCTTGCAATTTAACATTTAGCATATCACCATTAGGTCCATCATTACAAAATCCAACATATTCAAATATTACAAATGATGCATTAATATATTCTACTGGCACAATATCTAATCTGACAGCAGGAATAGTATATACAATATCTGCAACTGCAACCAATCCATCAACTTCTGCAAGTGGATCAACACAAACGAATCCTACTTTAAGAAGAAATGCTCTACCGACTACACCACTTCCCTCTGGTTTAACAACTGGTTCTTCTGGAACCAAATTAACATATAACATTACTGGCGGTTCTGCAACCGATTCAGACGGATCAATAACAAACTATACTTGGTCAACAACCCCGGCAACTAGTACTATATTCCCAAATAGTACATCTGCGGCAACTTCCGTTGGTATAACATTTAATGCTGATGGTGTTTATACTGTTAAGTACACCGCAACAGATAATGATGGAGGCACATCTACTAGTGGTAATTTTACTACAACAATATCAACCGTTACGGATGTATGTGCTCTTAAAAATTATGCAAGATCAGGAGCAAATGTACAAGCGTATAATTTGATAATTCCTAATGATAAAATTGCTGGATCATCAAAAACTTCTACTACATCTTGTGCAAGTAGTAGTGCTCTATACACCCAATTTAGCAGTAGCAGTGGTAATACTGATGATTATGATTATTTAGGCACAAAAACAAGTGCAATATCATGGAAAATTAATCCAATACCCCCTTCAGTAAGCGATGATACAGGAACAAAATGGCCTTATTCTAATTTTGTATTAAGAAGAGGAAATTTTATTACCTCTCCTGGGATAACTACCGAAATTGTGACAGAACCTATAGGCGGATGGGATAGTTCAGATTATCATACATTATTCCGTAGCAATGCAAGAAAAGTGGCCAGACCATTTGATTTATCTTTTGCTGATGTAGGGAATTCTCTTGTTTTTCCCACTCTTACAAATAGAAATTTATATTCTACTAGATTTACCGAGTTTATGTCAGATGATTTTTATACTCTTGCTGGTGGTGACCGTACTCTAGATGTAGCATTAGGAATTCCTTTTATATTTAAATGTTCGTGTTGGGACAATACAACGGACAAATTGGTTTATACAAATTGGTATGACTATGTAAATCAAACAGGTTCTCAGAATTTTAATTTAACATGCCCTGACGGAAGTACACGACAACCTAGATCATTAATTGTAGTTAGGTATAGACAACCAACTCCTTTAAATACGGCAGTCACCAATAATACAGTTGGTGCAAATATAAAAAATAGTACAAATTGTCATAGTCTCACTGCTTTGGGTGCAGCAGTAATAACAACGGATATAACTGCATATTATGTTTCAATTGACAATTCTGTCTCTAGAGTAGGACTCACCGACACTTGTAAAATAGGTATTGGTAAATATAGATTGATGAAATATGAACTCAATTTTCCTGCAAATCTAAAAAATGATACTTCCGGCGAACTTACTACAACAAATTGCGGAAGCAATGAGTCATATCAGGGATCATGCGAAGGACCAGCCCCAGATAGATATAGACCTGTTGCTAGTGGGACTACAGTAAATTATCAAGAATTATTTAATTCTAGTATCAGTTACGATAGAATAACAAATATACCAGAAACATGCAATACCTGCGGAGTCAACACCGTGCTACTGACAGGAAAGATGAGAGAAAGAACTTGGACAAATAGAAACGAAACTACTAAATTAGGGTTAGTACCAAATACTGCGTGGTCACCCCCGGAATATATATGTGTTGCTGATTGTGAAAACTCAAATTATCACACTTCTACGACTAGTGGAGTCTGTATATCGACTATGACGGGTCTTTGTAATGCACCTACGACTACTTTTGCACCAGATGGTGTGCCGCCAATTACAAATTCCTCTGGAAACGATAATCTAGTTTACATTAAAATATATAATACAGAGGATCCTACACAATACGAATGTGTTCCTGTTCTTTATGATCCAGATTTAGTAAAACAATACGAACTTTGCGAGAGTTAATATGGCAATACAATTTAGAACAAGAACAAAAAGTACAATAGACTATTCTGGGGATTTAAAATCCACGGGAGTGTGTTGTGATTCTAGCGGAAATAAAACCCAAAAAACATTAGTTGAATGTTTTCAATCTGGTGGAAATTTTCAATACGGAGATATTGCTACAGTTTCTTGTCCGCAGCCAGGAACGATAGGGTGTTGTTGTTCTTGTAATTCTTCATTTTTAGATACAGACGGATCTAGCGTTAGTTGCGGATCACCTATTACTCTTAATCCAACAGGACTTACCTCCACAACTCAATGTGAATGTGATCGATTGGGTGGTAAATGGACTCCTGCTGCATGTCCTACTACCGCCATGAGCGATACTCAAGCAAGAAGTTTATGTGTCAAATCATATCCAGCAAATGAATTATCCTCGGGCTGCACTTCTCTTGATGCCAGAATTCCAAGATCCTGTTGCTACATGGAACGAAATGAAGCAAATGTCCCGACAGAAATTGTGTGTAAAAATGTATGCAAAAGTTCAGATTGTCTTGGTTATACTCTTTCAGACGAACCTGCAATATATTCAAAAAACAAATTATGCGAAGGCAGTATGTTAGGAAATGGTGCTGCAAACTGCGGTTCTTCTAATTTTGCCAGTTTGCTTACAACCAAGTCAACACTATTTGAAGATTTCGAACACGGAACTTGTTATTCTTTGAATAAAACAAATAGTACTTATTCGTATGATTGTAATTTTTCAATAGAATCTGACTGTTCCGAGTATTGGGTTCCTATGAGATCGGATATGAAAGTTTGCGATCACATATATTCACCACAAACACCAACAAAAGTAGGAAGCAGATTAATAGAGCCCGAAACTATGTCAGAAAGTGAATTTGATTCACTAGATATCGGAATAGGTGAATTCTATAAGGGTGGTTTCTATATTGGAAAGTTTGAACCCGGTTCACCAATAACACCAAGAGGTTCTTCGATATATGGATCTTCTCAAGTTTCTTTTGCCAGAAATTACTTCTCAGAAGCCATAGGATCAGGAGACAAATCAAATGATAAGTGGGCATTAATAGTTGAACCTGCCACATATATTACAAGATTCTTGGATACCGATGAGCGGTTTCAGACTAACTATACTACTTTGTCAAATTACGATGGTTTCTATAATTTTTATGGAGACAATAAACAATTTAATGGATTGAAGACAAAATTAACAAATACTATTGCGGGTAAAAATAGAAAAGGATTTGTTGATTTTTATCTACCATCCATGAAAGAATTGCAATTCTTTGCATATCAGTATAAAATGTATACGGGTGCATTTGAACAAAATATCACTCCTATCGGTGCATTCATGACATCAACAATGAAAACTGATAAATTGATATATTGCCAATATTTGTCTATTGCGGATAGCAGCAATTATGGAAGAATGATATTGTCTTCTGTGAATACTAGAGTGTCTATGTTGTTTTTTAGAAGAATTTTGTTGACATAAATAGAAATGGAGTTATATTATGGGGTGCAATTGTAGGAAAAATAATATGAATAATGATGAACCTGAGTTTCGTAAAGACGAAATAAAAGAAACCAATACTTTAAGTAAAAAAATAAGCATGGTACAGAGTTTTGCTACTGCTCTGACTTCTCGTGGTCTTAAAAATGAAAAAGTAAACAAACCAATCAAGCAACTCAGAGTATTGAGTTGTTTCGGTAATAAAGACCAAGATGGCCAATTACCTCCCTGTGAATATTTAAAGCAAAGCACCACCGATGGTAGATTTTTCTGCGGTGGATGTGGATGCGGCGATAAGAAGGGTACTTGGTTAAATGCTGAGGGCGACGAATACAGCAAATTGGATTATCCAAAATTAAATTGCCCATTGCAAATGCCAGGGTTTACTAACTACAAACCATCAAGTCCCGAGGAAGCGGTTTCACCTATAACCAGAAGATATTATATTGAAAACATATCATATAAAGAACTGGAAAAAATAAAGGTTTCAACTCACGAACCTCCCAATAAACCAGAAGAACAGGCAAAACCAGAATAATATAATAAAATCTCCTTATAAATAAGTAAGGAGATTTTTAAATGGCAATAAATTATAAGGAATCAATAATTGACTATGCGCTCAGGAATCTGGGTCATCCTGTCATACAAATCAATGTTGATTATCAGCAATGCGAAGATCGTCTAGACGAAGCTCTTCAATATTTTGCCGAAAGACACTTCGATGGTGTCGAAAGAGCATATTTTAAATATCAATTAACCCAGACAGATATCGATAATGGTTATGTTGATACATCCACTCTTGGCCCCACAAATGGCCCCGGTGGCGATGGCCCCACTGGTAATGATATATTAAGCATTGTTAAGATCTTCCAATTTGGTATGTTAACTACCGTTGATATGTTTGATATTCGGTATCAATTAGCACTCACCGATTACTTTGGTATCAATCGTGGATTGGGTGGAAGTCCTTCTATGGGTCTTGCTTCCTACGATTCTGCCAAAAGATATATCAAATTAATTCAGGATTTCTTCCAACCAGAAAAATCAATAACTTTTAGCAAGGTTACCAACCGAGTTCATATTACCGGAAGAAAAGCAGACATGGTTGTCGGGCAATATATTGTTTTGGAAGCGTTTGTTCTTCTAGATCCAGAAAAATATACAGAAATTTATAACGACCGTCTACTCAAAAAGTACCTAACAGCCCTCATCAAAAGACAATGGGGAGCAAACATGGCTAAGTATGACGGCGTACAGCTCCCTGGCGGTATAACCCTAAAGGGAGCAGCAATATACCAAGAAGCACAGGCAGAACTTCAAGCAATAGAAGCAGAAATGCTAACTGCGTATGAATTGCCTATAGATTTTATGGTAGGATAATTAAATGGCAACCAATCCTTTTTTTCGTGACAGCACCGCAGAGCAACGATTAGTAAACGATCTAACCATCGAAACTATTCGCTCTATGGGCAGAGACATGATTTACATACCAAGAAACTATGTAAACATTGATGAATTATTTGGTGAAGATATACAAAATAAATTTACAGACGCATACACAATCGAAATGTACATAAAGAATGTTATGCAGTTTGATGGGCAGGCAGATGTAATTAGTAAATTTGGATTAAATATTACAGATCGCGTTACTTTGATATTATCACGAACAAGGTTCCAACAAGAAGTAACAACTAAAGATTCTGAAATTGTATATCCAAGAGTCGGTGATCTAGTTTACTTTCCGCTGAGCGGTTCTTTGTTTGAAATTAACCATGTAAACAAAAGAGATCCGTTTTATCAATTTGGAGCACTTACAACTTACACACTTGACTGCGAACTCTTTACTTACAGCAACGAAGAAATCAGTACAGGAATTACAGACATCGATACAATTGAAAGCGACAAGAAAGAGTACGCCCTTAAGATGTTCATTGGTGTTACTGCAAATGATCCGGTTGTTGGATATTACACAACGGGTGAAACTTTGTATCAGGTTTCTGGAATAAGTGGTTCTGGAGCAACACTTGCAAATGCTACCGCGACAGCAATCCTCATAGAGCAACAAGACGGTATAACATACGATATTCTTTATCTTGGAAATGTTTCTGGTACATTCCTTACCGGAAGTCAATCGATAAAGGGCGCATACTCAAATGCAGAATTTGCTGTAATTGGCGTAACATCAACAAATATCATAGTACAAAAAGATGCTCAAAATACTATATCGCCAAATCTAGATAATGATGTAATTCAATATAAAAATACAAGTGGATCACTATTCGACTTTACAGATAAAGATCCATTCTCGGAAGGTAAATACTAATGTTTGGAATTGACTCAAGTTATTATAACGAAAGTGTACGAAAATTAGTTTTAGCGTTTGGATCGCTATTTAACGAAATATATCTTTCTAAATTTGATGAATCTAATAATGTTACAGAAAAAGTAAGAGTTCCAATAACTTATGGGCCTAAGGAAAAGTTTTTACGAAAACTAAGAGAAGATAACACAATAACCGACAATCAGCATGTGCAGATAACTCTTCCTAGATTGGGATTTGATATAACAACATATCTGTATGACCCAACAAGAAAAGTAAATAAACTAAAAAACATTACAAAACAAATCAATGGAACAGAGTATTCCATGTGGTCAGAAGTTCCTTACAACATCAATTTTAACTTATATCTGTTCACAAGAAATGTAACAGACACTTTACAAATAGTAGAACAAATATTGCCAAACTTTGCTCCAGATTTTACGGTAAGTTTAAACATGAATCCTTTGTCCAGTAAAGTCGATGTTCCTGTTGTTTTGAACTCCGTGGCAACAAATGAAGATTTTGAGGGTGATTTTTCCACAAGAAGATTGATAACCTCTGTATTTGATTTTACAGCAAAAACATATGTGTATGGACAAATCAAAGAAAGAACGCCAGTTTCTATCGAAACATCGGAAGTCAATTTCTTCAACAGTTTTCTGGGATCTACTGCTTCGCCATCCAATTTTATTACGGACTTTGGTTGGACAGGAAATGCCGCAACTGGAAGCGTCACAATGACAGATGGGTCTTCTGTAATATGAGGTTTAAATTATGTCTGAAGAAAAAATATCAAAAGCACTCGAAATAAAATATGAACCTACGGATTCTCCAAAAGAAGCCATAGTTGATAAAAAACAATTGTCGCAATTAAAACGAGAAAGAAGAGAACAGTTACTTAATACTGATTTTGATTCTGCTCGGGATGGTATCAAGGAATTGATAGGAACGGGTATGGACGCGGTAGATGGAATTATGCGCGTTGCTACCGCTGGTGACTCTCCGAGAGCGTATGAGGTCGCTGCGACCCTTCTAAAAACACTCAGTGAGATGAACAAGGATCTCCTAGATCTGCACACAAAGGCAAACGAGGCGGAGAAAGATAAAGTATCAATCAAAAATACAACAAACAATTCGATATATGTTGGTTCAACTACCGACTTACAGAATTTGTTAAATAAATCAAGAAGTCAATTTAAATCGGGTGAAAATTTAATTGATGCAGAAAGTGAAGACGATGCCGGTTAAATATAACAGAAAAGGTTACTTAGGAAATAGCAATTTAAAACCCGTTGGCGTTAAAATAGACTTTACCAAAGAACAGGTAGAGGAATATTTAAAATGCGCCAATGATCCTATACACTTTGCCAAGAACTATATCAAAGTAGTATCCCTTGACTCCGGTATCGTTCCGTTTAACTTATACGATTACCAAGAAAAAATAATTGATACACTTTGGAACAACAGACATGTTATTTGTAAATTACCAAGACAGTCAGGAAAGACCACAACTGTAGGTCCTGGTTACTTGTTGCAGAAAGCACTATTCAATCAAAACATGAATATAGCAATTCTTGCGAACAAGCAATCCGCCGCAAGAGAAGTTTTAGCAAGAATCAAAATGGCATATGAATACTTGCCATTGTGGTTGCAACAAGGAATAGTAGAATGGAATAAACATTCTATTCAGTTAGAGAATGGATCAAGAATAATTGCCGCGGCGACAAGTTCGAGTGCGGTGCGTGGTGGTTCTTATAACATCATTCTACTGGACGAGTTTGCCCATGTTCCTACAAATGTATCCGAAGAATTTTTTAGTTCTGTATATCCGACAGTAACCTCTGGTCAAACAACTCAGGTTATTATTATTTCAACACCAAACGGATTGAATATGTTTTATCAATTCTGGAAGGGTGCTATCAATAATAAAAATGAATACAAAGCAATAGATGTACATTGGAGTCAGGTTCCAGAGTATCCGGGTGGGCCTCTGAGGAATGAAGCATGGAAACAAAAAACAATTCAAAATACATCGGATAGACAGTTCCAGCAGGAGTTCGAATGTGATTTTATCGGTTCCAGCAATACTCTGATATCTTCAGCTAAATTGAATTCCATGTATTGGAAACCACCCCTAATACGGAATAAAGATGGGTTCTGGATTTACGAAGAACCTGTTCGAAAAGAAAATGACGAAGATGATGTCAAAAAAGATCATGTCTATTTCATGACCGTGGATACTTCACGGGGGCAGGGAAAAGATTATAGTGCAGTGGTAGTATTGGATGTCACTCAAACGCCATATAAAATTGTTGCTAAGTATC